AGGCGACCGGGTCGTCATTACGAACATCAGCCTGTCGGGCTTCGATGTGCAGGTACTGAACGGCACCACGGCGGTCGCGCGAAACATCAACTGGTCAGCTCAGGGCTACTGAGCAACGCTGCAATCCCCCTCTGGGCCGCTTATGCGGCCCTTTTCCTTTTTGGGGATCTCATGTCGCAGGACACTCTTGACATTCCGACCACCGGCACGCTGTCTGGGCTGGCGTTGGTCCAGAAGATCAACTCGGGGCAGCAGGCTCTCGCATCGAACAGCTCCGGGTCGACCCCGCCATCCAAGACCTATCCGTGCCAGTTCTGGGTGGATACTTCGACCAACCGTCTGCGCATGCGCAATGTCGCGAATACGGCGTGGATCGACATGGGTGACGTGACGCTGCCGAATTTCGGGATCATGCAGCCCGGAACGATCCTGATCTTGGCGCATCCCAACGCTGCGAATGGGTGCCTGAAGTGCAATGGCGCGGCGGTATCGCGTACGACCTACAAGGCGCTGTTCGACAACATTGGCACGACCTTTGGGGCGGGCGACGGCTCGACGACCTTCAACGTGCCAGAAGCGCGCGGTGAATTCCTGCGGTTTCTGGACGATGGTCGCGGCATCGATGCTGGCCGCTTGATCGGTAGTCTGCAGCTCCAGCAACTGGTCCAGCATACGCACGTCAACGATCCTGGCCAGAACGGGTGGTGGGGCGACGCGCCTGGGTTGGGGATCATCAACATCGGCGGATCGACGCTGCAGATCAACCGATCGACCGTTACTGGCACGGTGTCCGCAGGCCCCGCGACCGGTGCTGAGAACCGCCCTCGCAACGTCGCGTTTCCCGCATACATCAAGTACTGAGGCACCCCATGCAGATCTACAACTATCACCCTTTCACGGGTGAGTTTCTGACAGTCGGTGTAGCCGACGACAATCCGCTGGAGCCCGACGATCCCATCGTGCCGGGCTATGCCACCAAGATCGCGCCGCCGCAGGCAGAGGAGCGGCTCGTGCCGGTCTATCTGAACGAGAGCGGTATCCCGCCGCAGAATTGGCCGGAAGGTGAGTGGACGCTGATTGCCGACTATCGTGCCGTGCCCCTCTATCGTACAGCCGATGGCAGCGTATTCAACTTGAGCGACGAGTATTCCGGCCTGGGGCAGTTGCCGTCGTTCCTGACGGAGGAACTACGGCCGTCGCCGGCACACGTATGGATCGATGGCGCGTGGACGCTGGACCCAGCTCTGGAGGCGGAACAGTTAAGCGCGCTGGCACGGCGTGAGCAGGCGGTGCGTTTGTACGAAGCCGACCAGCTCATCGCGCCGCTGATGGACGGCTTCGTTCTGGGCGAGTTGACGACCGAAGACGAAGTCGCGCTCAAGGCTCTGAGCCAGTACCGCAAGGCGCTACGCGCGGTGACGTCGCAACCCGGGTTCCCGCGCACGATCGACTGGCCGGTAAAGCCGGCATAACCGACAGGCGGTGCCCAGATGACAACGGACTTCAAGCGCGGCCAGGACTTCGCCTATGCGGGCCAAATTCTGAACAGCGGCTCGGTGATGGACTTCACCGGCTGGAGCATCGCTTCGCAGCTGCGCACCGCGCTTACCGGCGCGCTTGTGCAGGATTTGAGCGCTGAATTTGTCGATGCAGCGACGGGCCTGGTCTTGCTATCGGCCAGCGCCCAGCAGTCGAACGTTTGGCCGCTGGAACTGCTGGTGATGGATATTCGGCTGCAAAGCCCTGCGGGACAGGTGGTGTTGTCCAACACCGAGACAATCAATGTGGTGGAGCGCGTGACCCATGCCTGACCTGACGCCAATCAATCTGTCACTGAAGCTCGTAAGCGCCAGCGCGGCCCCAATGGAAGCCACCTTTGCAGCGTTCTTCAAGGGCGACCCCGGAAAACAGGGTCCTCCTGGCGCAGACGGCATGCCTGCGGACGTGCGCGCGAACATGAGCAAGCTGGAGGGCAAGCACAACCTGCGCGACCTGAGCGCCGCGCTATCGGCCTATCATCCATCGCCGACCGTGACGGGCGACCCACAGACCATTGTCGGCATCGGCTGCTGGGGCGATTCGGTCTCGCCGCACGTCTGGTCGCAGATCCTGCTGCTGTTGTTCCAGTCGCACCAGCAGGCTGGCTACGTGCAGCAGACCATCATGAGCGTGCCGGGCATCGATCCGCCAGTCACGACGGGCTCGGTGTTCGACAGCGGCGCGGCGCCGGTCGATCAGAGCGTCTATAACGGCGCCGGTGGCAACGCCGATTTCACCTATCTGCCGGGTGGCGACCACTACCGGCTGTCCAATGCGGCAACGATCACCATCAGCGCCAGCGCCAATCGCGGCTGGGCAACGGCGCGCGCCTACCTCGCCAAGGGGCCGGGCATGGGATCGGCGACGGTCGAACTACTGGACGCCGACAACGGCGATGCACTGCTGCTGACGCAGACGGTCGACCTGGCGGATACCCAGCTTGGCGCGACCAAGGTGCAATTCACGGCCGATCCGACCAAGGCGCTGAAACTGCGCATCACGGCGACCGGCACCGTCGTGTATCTGCGCGGCGGCTTCTTTCGTGCCTATGGCCTGCAACCCATCACGTTCGGGCGCGGCGGCTCGACGCTGGCGCAGCAGAACTACGCCAGCACGGCGATCACGTCATACCTGATGGGCGACCTGAACGTGAAGCTCATGGTGGTGCAGGCAAAGGAGGAAGACGCCGAGACGAGCGTGCCGCTCATGTTCGCGCGCTTCGCCAGCCTGCCGCCGTGCAGCAAACTGGTGGTCGGCAGCCTGCCGGACAACAGCGACGCCGCGACGCAGATCGCCAACAATGCGATTTTCCGCTCGCAGGCGTTCGCCAACGATGCCGCGTACTTCGATGGCTACAGCGCGTGCAAGAACTTTGCCGAACTGGTCCGGCTGGGCTGGGATGGCGACGGGACGCACCCGGCCGATGAGGCCAACCGATTCGTCGCCGGGCTTATCCTTGGCGAACTGAACTGGCAGCACGTCTTCGGTTCGGCGGAGATGCGCGACGTGCGCGCGACGCGCATGATCGGCGATCTTTACATCTCGCATCCAGGCGGCATCTCGAAAATCATCGAGTCGTACGGTGGCAGCAACGCCGACAAGGCCAAGATCGAGAACGTGGCCGAACTGCACTTCGGGCCCGAGGGCAGCGCGCCGCGCCTCATGCAGCGGACGGCCAACAGCATCCAGGTGCTGGACAGCACTGGCAACACGCTGGGCAGCCTGTACTTGGGCAACATCGAGCAGGCCGCCGACAACCAGCAGAACTACTGGGCGGGTAACCACATTTTCGACAATGTCGTGCAGGTGCGCGGCTATAACGTCGACGAGTTGCCCGGCGTTGGTGACCGAAACGTCGCCTTTGCTCTCGACGGCCGCAAGGCGGGAGAGGGCGCCGGCGCGGGTACCGGCGTGCCAGTCTACCGAAAGGACAGCGTCTGGTATTCGTTCGCCACTGATCAGCCCGTGCAGGCGTAGCCCGCCGACATCGCAGCAATGCAGCCCGCCTTGAGCGGGCTTTTTCGTTTCTGGAGGCTACATGGACAAACAGACATTCAAGCTGGCCAGCGGCCTGACGCAGTTGATGGCCGACCGGTGGTGGCCACATGTCGACGCGGCGTGGCGCGAGTACGGCATTGATACGCCGGCGCGCCAGGCCGCATGGCTGGGCCAGGTCGGCCACGAGTCCGGCGGCTTCGTCTACACGCGCGAACTCTGGGGGCCGACGCCGGCCCAGCAGCGATACGAGGGGCGTGCGGATCTTGGCAACACGCAGCCCGGCGACGGCAAGCGTTACATGGGCCGCGGCCTGATTCAGATCACCGGGCGCGCCAACTATAGGGCGTGCGGCGCGGCGCTCCGTGTCGACCTCGAGGCCAGCCCCGAGCTGCTGCAGGGCGATGCGCTGGCCGCGCGCTCGGCATGCTGGTTCTGGCAGCGGAAGAACCTGAACGCGCTGGCCGACGCCGGCGACTTCGAAACGCTCACCCGCCGGATCAACGGGGGGCTCAATGGCATCGAGGATCGCAAAGAGCGATGGGACCGCGCCCGCCGGGTGCTGGGTCTCCAATGACGGGCATTTACACGGCGACCGGGGAAACGATGGACCTGAACGAATTGAACGTGCCGGGGGGCACTGGTGGCGCGCTGGGGTTCATCGTAGCCGCGGTGAGCGGGGCAATCTGGTTCATCCGAATGGCATGGCGCAACGACAAGGTTGACGGTGCTGAAACACAGGCCCAGATCGACATCATCGCCAGGCTATCCGAGCAGGTGGATAAGGCCAACGCACGCGCAGATCTCGCCGAGCAGCGCGCTGATACCGCATACAAGGAACGCAACGAAGCCTATCGCGAAATCGGCGAATTGAAGGGCACGATCGCCGCGCTCACGGCTGAGGTGCGTTTGCTCAAGGAGAGGCTTGATGGCAAGGATTCGTGAATGGCTGGCGCGCCATCGCGCGACGTTCATCCGCACCGCCCACATGCTGGAGGCGGTCACACTCATGGCGCTGATGGTGGGTGGAGGGATGGGTGCCGGCTACGCGCTATGCCAGTGGCAGTCGCGCGAAATACTGGCCCAGCAGCGCGATGACCATCAGGCCGAGATCGGCCGGCTGCAGGAGGCGTACACACAGACGCTGCAGGCGCTGGCGCCAAAGGTCTCGGCCGCGGCCAACGCGTCCGCGCAGGCCGCAGAGGCATCTGTGGAAGCAGCGAAGTCGGTGAAGCGTGTAGCGCGCCCGGCGGCCGCAGCGGCGCCGCGCCCGCTCACCGAGGCGGAGCGACAGGGGGTGAACCGAGACATCGAGGCAGCGAATCGGAAGGTGAGGGAGGCCCGGAAATGAGGATCCTGCTGTTCTGCCTGTTGCTCGCCGGCTGCGCTGCGGCCGAGCCGCCCGCCGCACCGGCGCACCAGCCGCGCCACTGCGACACGCTGCCGACCCTGAAGCCCGGCGCCACGCGCGCCGACATGCTCGAGCACATCCGAGTGACTGCGGATCTCTACGCGCGCTGCGCGGCCACGCCATGATCGCACTACCGTTCGTATTGCCGTGGCGCGCGATCGCCGCCGCCGCGCTGGCCGCCGCCACCTTCGCCGCAGGCTGGACTGCCAACGGCTGGCGCAAGGACGCCGAGATCGACAAGATGAAGACCGCCAGCGCTGAGGCCGACCTGGCCAGCGCCAACGCCGCGCTCGCCGATTTGCGGCAGGCGGGGGAAAACATCCGCACCAAAGCCGACGAGTTCAACGCCAGCCAGGCCGCGCTGACCGCCAAGGTCGATCAGGCCGTGAAGGAATTCCGAAATGCGAAGAAGCCTCTGCCTGTGGATTGCCGCCCTGATGATTTCCGGGTGCGCAAGCTGTCCGACGCCGTCGACGCGGCCAAGCAAGCCGCCGGCGCTCGATAGCGCGCTGGCCGCGCCGTGCCGAATCCCGGATGCGCCCGCCACCGCCGACTATGATGCCTGGCAGGAATGGGTGATGGGGGACGTGCTGAAGGCGCTGGGAGAATGTGCGGCAAAACACCGAAAAACGGTTGAGGCGTGGCCCACTTAATCCATCAAGCTATGAGGTAATGTAAAGTTCGGATAAGGGACCCGGATTTATACGAGGTCTTCCACGAATCGGGGAGCAACTATGAACTTGGTGTTTGATGCGCCAAATCCGGCGGAAGAAGGCGAATTCAGGGCGGCGCTGTTGAGCCTGGAACGGCTTGGGATGGTTAGGACGTGGCAGCAGGTGGCTGACGGATCGTTCCTTATCGAGGTCGACGGCGAATTCGTTGGCGAACTTTCTCGACTGGATGAGATAAGCTCCCTCGGGGGCCTTAACCGACGCGCCCTCCAATAGGGGAAAGACCTCCCGACAGTGTGCGGGAGGTCAGAAAAAGGGTGCTCCAAGGCATTTCCTCTCAGGGAATGCGCTCCCTGCCTGGACGCACGACGCTGGAGGTGCGATTTTCGTCCCTTACCCGTTGGATCGGTGCCAAGTAATCCGCCGCCTCCTTCATGGTCTCTTCGGCCAGGCGACGTGAAACGTCGTCTAAGCCAGAAGAAAGGATCGAAGACAGAGCTGCATAAAGTGCTAACAGGTGCTCATGGGCTTCGTCAGACGCCGATGTACCGGTCATTGCTCACCTCGAAAAAGACGCCAAAGTCGACGCTTAACCAGTGTAGCAATTGCAAGCGACGTTTTTTGCAGACACTGCCAATTGTGCAAATTCCCTGAGGGAATCACCCGAAGGGGTTACGGAAACGCAGGATCAATCCCGCCACGGCTCTTCAGTCGAGCGGTGGACTCGGTACTAGCCAACACGCGCCACGGTGCAAAAGCGTTGCCGACGTCGGCAGAGGGCTCATACGCTCACTTTATTGGCGAGGGTGACGGCAGGCTATTGCCGGAGGGCTCGACTTAGTTTTGCGCGGCATGGCCCGGCTCTGTCGCAACGGGGGCTTCCGGCGCAATGTCAATTTCCGCGCCGATCTCTCGCATCCGCGCGAGCACGCGCTCGAGCTCTTCGTCAGACAGAGCTATGCGGGCTGCGCCGAAGAACAGCATCTGGGGCGCCATCTCACGCGGTTGTGCGCCGCCGGTATATTTCCGCCATTGCTGGCCGCCCGCGACGCCGAACAGGTCAGCCATTTGTTCGCCCGTGCGGCCAAGTTCGGACTTCAGGCGCTGGAGATCGGCCGGAGTAGGAGGGGTGTATCGCATAGAAGAAAACCCGCCTTTCGGCGGGCCTTGGTCAGTTCAGGAAGAGCTTCGCGAAGGTGATAGACGCCGCGATCAGCCCTGTGGCATACACCACCGGAAGCCAGCGGTGCTCTCGATTCAGCTTTGAGGCTTCGGCATTGAGCTTCATCGTCTCGGCCATCAGCTTGCTGATTTCAGCTTCGGTCTTGAGGATGTCCAAGGTCTTTTCCATTCGATCTTCCTTTCGGGATGTCGGGCCGCGCGGCGCGCTACCTCTGAGATGAATATTAGCACCAATGGGGCTAATTGCAAGGGTGGGCGAAAAAAAATACCACGCCCAAGGGGGGCGGGCGTGGCGAACGGATCGTACCGGTTTCCCGGCGGACGCTACGTTGCCACGGAAACGGCCGTATGGGAACCGCCTGAACGGGTTAAAAAAATCGGCCGGACAAAGCGGGTGATTGCCCGGCCGGAGTCCACGCGGGAATCAAACCTCTGCTGACGGCTTCGTTCGCGGCCTTACGAGACAGTATTCAACGCCCCGCCGCATATCGGCGCGGCTCGGTAGGCCAAGCCTCAATCGGGTTTGGTTGATCGTGCGCTCAGTGCGCCGCGGCAGGAGGTAAGGCGCCCATTCGATGACCGGAGCCATGGTGGCCCACCGCGCGTACAAGATGTCGAGTTCCTCCGGCTCCCAGCGATACCAGTGCTTAACTCCCATCGTCGGGTACTGAAGGGGCTGCCCGCCAGACTGGCAAAATTGCGAAAGCAGTCATTAGCGAATCAGGCGCTCCCACCACGAACCGAAGTTCGGGTCATATGCCGCCTTCCAGCCATTGGCAACCTGCTTGATTGCGTCTTCCTGGCACACCCCGCGATCAATCAGGCGATGGACTTCGGCCTCAGCTGCGTCGCTCTGGAACACTCTGACCGCCAAAGGTTCGACATCGTCCGGGCAATGTTCTTTCGGATCGGGAGGTCCCACGAATCCGATCCCCCGCACCGGCATGAAGTCGCAGAACCACGCCCGGCCATCACACGGCCTTTGCTCGTCTTTGAACCAGTACGACGCGACGCCGACGGCGACAACTGAGAGAAAAAGCAGCGCAGTTTTGAAGCTGGCGACGCGCCAAAAATAGAGCGCTATGCCAGCAATCGCGATGGCCCCCATCCGTTGTGTCTCCCTGATTATTTACGTGAGCGCCGTGGTCGCCAACATTCCGCAAAGAATCAGCAGTGGCATGCAAAGGTACAGGGCTGTCGCGACGAGAATGGCTGGCAAGGTCGGGCGCGGTGACATGACTATTAAGCAAGTGCCGAAAAAGGCAATCGTATCTAAAATAGATACATGCCACATCCGCCGAAAGGTGGGGTGCAGATAGTTCTGCCACTTAGGGTATTTACTAGCGCTTAAAGCGTTCCGGCGGAACGCTCCCGGGCACCTTGACCTTGATCCAGTCTGGCGACCGGGCGCCGTCCTGGTAGCTGGACCCGCGGCGCTTTCCGACTACGCCCTCGAGGTTCAAGGCGACGGCGGACCGGTAAAGCCATTTGCCGTCGTCGACAGCGGTCACGAGCAGCAGTCGGTCAGAAGAGGCGTGAAGCAACTTCGAAAGCGCGCGTTTGCGAGCTTCCACCGCAGATTGCCTTACATCCCGGCCTCGGGAGGTGAGAACGTCGAACACGCAATAGACAACCAGATCGGCCCCTACGTACCATCCTCTTCGCCGCGCTCGAGTGTGAAGCCGATTAAAGTCGCTGCGGCCCAGATCGTCCAGCACGCAGACTTCCCCATCGAGGATCGTTCCGCCGGGGACGTCCGCTAAGGCCGCTGCCACTTCGGGAAACCAACCGGTCGCATCAATCCCGGCGCGGCTTTTCAGCCGGGCGGTGGACCCGGTACTGGCCAAGACGCGGTACCCGTCGTACTTGATCTCGTAGAGCCAGCCGGGTTCGCGCGGTATGGCCTTTCTTTCGACCAGTAGCATGGGCGAGAGCTGATCCAGGGTCAGCGCGGGCGTGCCGCGCGGCATGGCGCTCAGCCCTTAACGTCGCGCGGGTCATGGCCGAAGGAGTTCCGTTCCCGTATCTGGCCGTCGCGGTCGTGGATGAACAATTCCACCTTGTCGTTCTTCGCTTTCTCGGTGCCAGCGGCGATTGCCTCTTCCTGGCTCGGGTAGTGTGATGTGGCGCCGTCCGTGCCCTCGACCTCTACGGCCCAGCCATTGCGCTCGGTGGGTACCACGTGGATGTTCGCTGCCATGATCGTCTCCTGAGTTGGTCAGGACAGTCTCACGCTGCCGCAGGGCGGAGCGGTATCCGGCGGGCGCCTACAGGTCCGTCGGCTGAGTGGCCGGTACAGCTTTGGCGCGTGAAGGAAGAGGCGCTGGCTCAGCCACAAGCGCGTCAGCCGGCATGAGCCGCAAAAAGGTGCGGGCCACCTCAGGGTCGCGGCATGCCAGCCACTCATCCCAGTCTTCGCGCGGCAGGACGACCACGCCGCGCTTCTCATCTCC